TCTGCTTACGTGAGCCGGGATTGAACACTGTTACCTTGTCCTTCAGACGTTTACCTGTCTTCTCAGAGATACGTTCTTCAACGATAGGTGGAAAGATAGACTGTAGCTCTGCTTCGATGTTGTTCATCTCAAACATCAAGTCCATCATCAACTTATCTGCATACTCCGTGTCTAGCCTGAAGCCGTTACGTTCCTGCTCAGTCACGATCCATCCTACACGATGCTCAAGATCAATGGACTTTTGAGAGAAGCCTTCCTTGCGTAGCTGCAACGCTAACCACTTATGAACCTGCTCAGTCAGTTCAACGTCAGCTATGCAGTATCGGACCATCTCTTCAGTAAGGCCTGCATCGAAGTCTTCGAATGCAATTTTTCCAGATCCTCCAAGAATTTTGCCCCAGTTTCGCAGGGAATGTCCGCCTTCTTGACTGGGGTTGTAGAGTCTGGAGAGGTAGAGAGTGTCCACAACATAATCCCTAGGGATGCGTACGTTCCAAACACGATCAAGAACACCAACATCGAAGCCGATGAGATTATGTCCCACAATTTCTTCAGCATTATTCAACACCTTCTGCAATGTGTCTGGTGAGGTGTGAACTTGTATATCGTTCTTCACCTTCGTAACTGCACACCAGATCGTTGAGTGATCCGTAGTAGTTTCTATATCCAAGTAACAGGTATTCATGGTAACGCTCGTTTATTTCGTTGCGGTCAAGGTCGTGGTTAAACTTCTGATAAGTCTCCGTCAACCGTTCCTGTTCTAAAATCCAACTCCCAATCTTGCTCATGGTAAACCATCTCCTCTATGTCTGCGAGTGTTCGTAGGTCTGCTCTGTCGATTACGTCACTGTCATCAAGACTAACAGCTGCACATCTGTTGCACAAGTCTACAAACTCTTGGCTAACGGCGAATCGTCTTGTTGCTTCGTAGTCTGTTAGCTCTACGTCACACGCTATACATCTCACAACATTGTTTCCTTTCTAAACTCATCCAAGGACATCAACTGGTCTTGCTCTAAAGCGTGGAGCTTACCCCATCCCAGATTAGTTATTGTGTCTTCGTTTAGTAACTTTTCTTTTTTACAGAAGCCCCCTAAAGAATACTCCGGAAAAGTACCTAACATCAACATATAATAATCACATGACTTATCTTTCTTGTCTAAAGCAGCAATTAATTTACCTGTCTTGTACTTGGTAGTCTTTACATCTATCGTATAAGAACCTACCATCAAGTCATGCGCAGGTGCTTCTCCAATTTGGAGATCAGGCCAGACATTTAGCAGTTTCGCTGCCGCCATTTCTGAAGCGACTCCTTCCAAGTCTGTTTCATAGGCGGACTGCGGACCTTTCTTTCTGTTCTCTACGCCTTTCTTTCGGGCATTGTTGTGTCTTTCTTTAGCAAGGTATTCGCACACCTCTTGCTCACCTCTCTCCAAACGTATCATCATAACGGTTTCTCCTCACGTTCATCACGCTGTGTTAATCGTCCAGTAGCTTCGTTATAGAACACCTCACATGCCTTGCCTGTCTTGCCAGTATATCGGTTCTTCAACACACGCAGCACGGTAGTGTTTCTGACAATGGGATCGTCACTCTGACTGTTACGCTCAGCACCAATGACCGCATCAGACAGCTGTGCAATCGACGCAGAGCCACGTAACATACCAAGACTAGTCACTGCACCATCCTCCAATTGCTTCCCTTCAGGGCGTCTCAGGTGGCTCACAAGAAACATACAAATCCCCATCTCCTGTACGAACGTCCGCAGCTTAGTCATTATCATGTCCAAGGCACGTCGCTCGTCACCGTTGCTCTGGTCAGAGACAAGGATAGAGACGTGATCGAGTACAATGTACCTCACTCCCAGTACCTTGACGAAGTATCTCATACGGCCCAGTACGTTTTCTATCTCGTTACTGCCGAAATGCTCCCATAGATACACACGGTTCTCATAATCCATCGTATCGTAGACTAGATCAATGTCGCTGTCGTCATACTCACAGTCAGGTAAGTGGATAGGCTTGTTCAGTTCAAGCCCTACAAGGCCACGCATAGTACGCTCAGGTGTCTCCTCAAGGAACATCAGACCAAGATTATCTTCAGACTGTGCCATGATAGAGCTAACAATCTCACGTAATAGCGTACTCTTACCCAGTCCTGAACCTGCACAAATAGTAACCAACTCAGACGTGCGTATACCGTACAAGTGTTTGTTCAGACCGTCGAACGGGTACTGTACCTTCGCCTTGGTTAGTGGCTTCTTAATCAGATCACGTAGCTCACCAGCACCAACGATACCTTCAGGTGTATAGGGTTGAGCAGACCAGAATGCTTTGGTGTATAGCTCTGACTGGTTGTTAACAAGATAATCACACGCATCCTTGTAGCCGTTGACGTGCTTAACAATCCTTGCCTTGTTACCGAACAGATCAGCACATTCCTTTGCCGCTTTCTGCCCCGGCTCGTCAGCATCGAAGCAAAGCACAATGTTCTCGAAGCTGTTAAGCCAATCATAAAAGAGGCGACAGTCCTTTGCCGCCGACGTTGCACCGTTACGGACACTGACAACGGGAAACTTACTACCTGTCATTTGGTGAGCCGCTAACGCATCATACTCACCTTCAACGATAGTCACATACTTACCACCTTCAGGAAACAAGTGTTGTCCATACAAGCCAGCCTGTTTCCAATCACCAATGATACTGAACCGTTTGTCAGGGTTGCGTACCTTGGCGGCGATGGGTTTTGTTGGATCGTCAGGGCTGTAGTAACCGAAGGTTGTAACGTCACCCTGCTTTAACGCTGCGTACTTCTTCGCCGTTGTTCCTGTAATGAGACGGTCAGTAATCGAACGATACTCCGCCGTGATTAAACGGTGTTCTGTCTGACTAAATGATGGCTTTGGTGCATTGCTGATAGAACCTAGCTCTCGTACGTTGTCCCTGCTGGCGGCTTTAGTGTACTTGCTACAGTTAAAACAATAACTAGAGCCGTCCTCATTGTACGCTAACGCATCACTACTGCCGCAGTCTGCACACGGCTGGTGTGTTTCAGTGAAGGCCATTACGTCCTGCTCCCATGTCATCGTACAATTCATCAATCTCACCGTCGTCCATTGACTCTAACAAATCGGTAAAGAATCCACTTGCAATGTTCAACGCTTCGGTTACGGTTAACAAGTCCAACTGACGTTCAACAAGTTCCATTATCTTCTGCTCTTTAGAGATCCTCATAGGATAAATACCTTATAAGATAATAAATTTAAGATAGTCTTATATGCTCTTCTGTGTAGATTATAAACACAGCTTACACACCTTGTTCAAGTATTTCTTGAATTTTATTTAAAGATCTAAAAGACATAGCAGCCCAGTTTGTCCCTAGTGCTGGTCCTATTTCAAAACCTACGCGATTGTCTTCAATCTCCTCCGAAAAGCTTTGAACATATAAGAAACCACCGTCGCCGTCACAGTAAAGAATCTCGTAACTAGGCAAGTATTCAGGATATTTTTCAAGCATTTCGTCGTAATCAAGATCCTTATCCTCAGCAAATTCTTCTTGTTGTTTCCATTCTTCAATGAGTTTTTCGGTTATGTCATTAACAAGAATCTCCTCCTTAAAAGACATTTGCATCTCGTAAAGCTTCTCTGTAGGTACGTTGAACCTTTCAGCCATTGCTTCCCAATCGTTTTCATATTTACTCATTCTTCATGCCTCCAAAGATCCTCTTCTTTAATATGTTCAACAATTCTGTCATAGGCTTTGTCATTGATATGTTCAAGTATTTCTGTTCCGTACCACTTGACAGACGTTAATTCAATAAACTTGTCGCGTCTGTCGTAGTGATATTCAACCTGTACATCGAGTGTCATGTCAAGGTCGTACATAGTACATTCACCGTTCATAAATCACCTCCGTTGTGTACTTGACAATTCGGTATCGTTTACCATTGTCACGTTTAGAATATACGTAGTCCTTTGCTTGATCAATACAATCTATTGACCACACCTGCGACCAAACATCGTCGTATAACTCAATTACATATAGTGTATTCGTTCCGATCATGTTCCGCTCCTAAATCATGTTGACATATTCATCATTGATAACTGTTTGTACGTGTACATAACCTTCAGGCCAGTACGTGTACGACTCTTTGAGTGCCTTCGCTGCTCTATGTACTGCCGCCTCGAAGTGTTCAAACATTCCTAGCTCTTCTTTGTAATACCAAAACGGTATGCGTAACACTGGCTCCGCCGGTCCGTTGTATTCGTAGTACACAATTATCTCCGCGTCGTTACCGACAGGTCCGTCGTTACCAAACATTTTTGTGTGGTTGTTTTCTGGTTGTTTCATGCCTCTAATACCTCATGTCCTGTTATCTCAATATGTAACCATCCAAGCCAAGCAATGTAGCTTTTGCCGCCAAACTCATCAGCCGGTACATATGCCGTTGAAAACTTAAATGATCTTGTCAAGTAAATGTCAATTAAATAT